ACCGGGTATTTATTGAAATAGAAAACAAGACCGACAAGCAGATTGACGCTGTTATAACTAAGGTTGGTAATTTTTGCCCATTCGAAGTGGGGCAGCGCATTTGTATTGTTGGAAAGGTTGATAAAGTTGAACTTCAAGATGTTACAGAGTATTCTGTGCATGAGAGATACATTGTGATGGTATATGAATAATTTACAGAACTGGAATAGAGCTATTCTTATCCTCAACACAATGATTGAGGAAAAGATTGAGATATACGAAGTCATGAGGATATTTACCCCTATGGCAACCAAGTCTCGCCGGAAACTTTTGTATTGCGATCCAGCGATAACATCAGAGGATTTAGATCAGGTTGAAAAGGCGATAAGAAGATATAGGGAAACTCTTGATGAGATTTCAAAAACAAGGGTGGAGACACGTATTAAGCGGTCTTCATTCTTCAAAACACTGCAAGAGCATTATGATCAGAACAAAGACAAAAAATAACTACCTCAAAATCATAGAGGTATACGAATACTACATCCGCCGGGAAAAAGTTGATCCGGTAAGGGTTGAGGGATTGATGTCTGACTGGGACGCGGTTATGGTATTTGGGAGCTATTCTTCATTGCGGAGATGCGTGAATAAACTCAAGAAGAAGATTCCGATTGGAAAGAAGAACTTTGACAAACAGAAACAAGTGCTTGAAATTTACGAACAAAAATTAGCAAACAAATGAATCTAGCGGGAATAGACTTAGACCAGATAAAACTCATCAATGGAGAGTGCATTATTGAGCTTCATTCGTTGACAGAAGATGAGATTGACTTCAATGGAGGTAAGTTGAAGATTGTCAATAAGGTTAAGAATTATATTTCTGAATTAGATGACAATGAAATGGTTGGTATTGTAAAGGCTTTGAAAAAATCCGGATACAAGGACAAGCAACTTATGAAGGAGTACGAGGTGATGGCGAAAGAATCAAGTAAAGAAGCGGACCCAAATAAAGAAAACATACAGGACAAGCAAGCTGTAAGGCGTGGTAAAATTGTTAGAATAGCCGTAAAAGATTTGGCTTACCAGGGCTGGGATTACGATTGCGAATTTGATGCGGTAGAGGGAGATGATGTTTGGTTCGACGCTACGTTTACACGTGAGATGATTACAGAAGGAGAGGGTGGATGCATAATTGACGGTAAGGTATATTTAACCATATCGAAAAAATCAATCTATGCCGCCAAGCGTGGTGATGAAATATTCAGTCTAAATGGATACATCATAGGGAAGTTGCTTGGCAATGAACGAAAGTTTGGATCTATTCACATTCCAGATAACGACGTATGTAGAGTAGAAGTAGTAGTTCCAAATGCAAGAATACCTAGATATGCAAGTCCAGATGTTTGGACTAACACAGATGTTAAAAAGGGGGATGTGGTTTGTGTCAGAAATATTTTTGCCACAAAACTTGATCCCACGCTTGCAAAAACAACTGAGTATGTTCGCTTCCAGCCACGAGTAATAATGGCTTACGAAAGATGATAAAACTAGACTTTAGTAAAATATCCTACAACATTGAAGGCATCCCGGATGACGAGGCGGTAGCATACCGTTTCTCGGACCTGGCCAGCCAAGCCCATATTCTCGATAGGTCTGACGATCTTCCTGAGGGGGTTAGCGCCGACAAAGTTGTACGATATCTCATATATATGTTCGCTCCAGGTACTCCCGTTAAGGATGCGTATCCGGACATCAACCAGCGCAAACGATATACCTTGAACAAACTGAACATCATGGTTGATGACACGGATCCAGACAACGGGTACGCCCAGCTCTGCATGATGAATGTGGACTGGGCGGTGGAGCGTTACATCACGTTTACACGCCTACAATGCTCGGAGGATTACTCGATTATGAGTACCGCCGACATCCGAATAGCCGCCCTGCAACGTGCGTTGTTGACACAGCCAGTAGACAGGTCAAACGATGATAAGAACTTCCAGGCGGGGCTTGAGAGTTGGAGACAAACCCTAGTGGATGCCCGTAGCAGGATAATGAATGACGAGGTTAGCATCACACTACAGAAAGCAATTACCTTCTCTGTACGCGCTGAGAACCTTGGAATACAGCCAGAACACTATTCGCGGGTGTGGCGTGAGAAGAAAGAAATATTCCCAGAGGTAATACCATGAAGTACGAATACTTAGAAGAAGATGATTTCGTTTCCTTCCACGAGGATGACGATGAGTTGGATACGATCCGTATTCCGCTTCCTCGACTTGAGAAGTGGTACTCCCATCATTTGAAAAGGGAGGTCACAAGGGAAGAGGCGCTTACATACGTAGACGGATATGGGCTTTCACCAAAGGACCAAAAGTTCCAATACCAAGAGGTTCCGGAAAAAATAAAGTTGATTTACGAAGTTGTGTTCAATAAGAAACACGCAACCAACAAGTCTAAGTATAAGGAAGTTGGAGACGTTCGACTTGAGGACATTTATGAGGAAATTGAGTCAAACCAGAAGTACTACGCGATGGAGATTGAATGGGTTAAGCTCCAAATCAAGCGCAGATACGTGGGGTACTGGTGTTTCATTAAAGGAAAACCGGTATACTTAAATGGCGCTAACTACTTCTTCCTAAACTTCTGGACGGTAAAGAACTTTGGTAAGAACAACAACCGACCAGACTACCGTGATTACCAGCGAAAGATGTTCCACCTATTCATGTACGCGTACACTACGGAGGATGCGTTCTACAAGCACAAGGTGTTGTACCGAGAAGAGGGTGTGGTAAAAACAAAGTACTCAAACCAAGACGTTAAGAACGTGGTTGAGGATATGAATGAGATGGGAGTTGAGTACTTCATGGAGCCAAACGTAAATATAACCGTGGGCAAGGGAAAGAGAACTGTTCACGGAATAAACTTCGTGTCTGGACGCCGTATTGCCAAGACCGCCATTGCTTGTTGCTTCTGTACATGGGGAACGCTTAATATGCCCGACCAAACCTTTATCATCCAAGCGATGAACGAGGACCAGGCGGTCAACAAGATATTCATCAAACAAATTCAAACACCTGTAAGCAAACTCCCTTTCTTCTTCCGCCCCTATTACAGAGGTAGGATAGAAGCAAAGGAGGGTTTGCGTTTTCAGTATGAAGGAGCCATCGCATCAGCAGCAAGGGCGGGAATCGTCCCCGAACAAATGGAGTGCTTCATCACGCCGTTGCCTTCGACGGAGAAGGCGGCGGATGGGGAAGCGGAAATCGCATTTGTCTACCGTGACGAGCCAGCGAAGAAGACGGATGCGAAGGCGGCGGACCAAAACATCCCGACGTGGTGGTACAATACGATGAAGCCCGCCATCGAGCGTGGGGAGAACATCCGAGGATTCTGCATCATGCCCTCTACCGTAGGTGACATGGATACTGGGGGTGGAGCGCAGTTCTTTGACATTGCCAACGACTCACACTTCTCTGACCGCAACGAGAACGGAACCACTCCATCTAGACACATCAACTTCTTCCTACCCGGTTACTACGCGGTAGAGGGATACATCGACGAGTACGGCGCAAGCATCATTGACGACCCGAAGGAACCGGTTATGTCCAACGAGGGAAAATGGATTACCAAGGGAGCCAAATCATACTTGCTAAACCAAGCCGACTATTTCGAGCGCAAGCGCGAATGGCAGAAGCTGATCAAGTTACAGCAGAACTTCCCAATGAGTTGGAAACAAGCGTTTGCTGTAATACCAAAAGATATGGGTATGCCAATCGAGAAGATGCGTGACCGTACTCCCTCCACTAGAACAGAGAAACAGACGAACGGTTGTTACAGCCGAAGAGGGTTACATTCCTCCAAAGGAAAGGGGTCCAATTTACGCTCCTGATCCATCGGTCATGAATAAGTATTTCCTCTGTTGTGACCCGGTAAAGTTCCATAAGAGAAACACGGTTGGCAAAAAGAAGTCTAACGCGGCGGCTGCTGTTTTCTACAAACGAGACAGCCAAATAGACCCAGACACCAAGCCAAGGAATGAGTGGGTGAGTAACGACTGGGTTTTGATTTACAACAGACAAACTGAAGATAAAGCCGAATATCATGAGGAATGGCTAAAGGCTGCTGTGTTCCTTGGAGCATACGTCTACCCAGAATGGCCCGATGGAGAAGCCCTGGTAGAATACTTTAGAGATAATGGATTCGATGGTTACCTTTTGAAGGACTTGGGGTCTGATGGAAAGCAGGATGCAAGACCAGGTGTATGGGCGGGTGAGGCTGAGAAAAACGAAATGGCTGGAGACATTATGACATTCTTCAATAACAATGTTAAGTACGTGAAAATGTGGGAGATAATTGAGGAGTGGAGTCAGATGAGGGGTCTTGATGACTTGACAAACCATGACTTGTGTGCGGCAACAGGTTGGTGTATGAGGGCTATAAAGAGCAGAATGCCAGACCTTTACAAGGAAGTTTACCAGCCAATTGAGGTAAAAGGCGGTTTTGCAATGTTTGATGTAGAATGATTGTTTTCAACTATTTAATAAAAAATGTAGTACATTTGTCATGGTTAACCAAATTTTGTAAGATATGATATTGCCACAGATACTTGGCAGTATGTTGTTTCCAAACGACAACATACCTGAGATCGATAAATTAAAGCCGGAGTTTGGATTACGTTGTGCAAGAGCTTTGTACACCCGTTTCTGTGCGGGTGGAACATATTTTACGTATACTCAACTTCCTGAGATGCAGGAGACTAGGAATTATGGTGCTGGAAATCAATCTCAGGAAAAATACAAAAATTGGTTTACAAACGGATCACCAATAGGAACCAAGGGTATTTCTCAAGGAGATGCCTCCACCACAACAAAGGGTATGAGCAAGGCTCAAAGAAAGGCAATGGCTAATGTTAGCTATGACATTTTCTCACCCATGCGAAAACTATCGAATGTTCTTCTATCAATTCTTGCTGATAACGATTACAAACTTGACTGTGTTTCTTTAGATAAAAACGTAATAACAAACAAGAAAAGAGCTAAGTTTGAAACATACGTTAAGTCTAAGATTGTAAATCCATTAGTTAAACAATTTGGTCTTCCAGAATTTAATGTACCATTTATTCCGGCAGACAAGCAAATGCTTGAAGTTGCTGATAGAATGGGGTTCTTTAAGGCTCGTTATGAAGTAGCCCTTGAAAAACTGGCTGAGTCTGGATTTAGATCCTCTAATTGGTCTAGCCAGCGAATGGAGTTTAACCGTGACGCTATTGACTTCCACTTCCGCGCAGCTAAGGTTTACAACGATCCAATTACTGGTCAGGTAAAATTCCATTATGTGGATCCTGCTCGAATGGTTATGCTTTGGAATGAAGACAACCAAGATGAGCCGGCAGCTATTGGACACATTGAAGCCGAAACCGTTCAATCTATTTACGATAAGTTGATAGATGCAGGGTTTACAGAGGCGCAAATTCAGGCAATGGCTAAATCCTATGTTCCTTATCAAACAAGTATATCTACAATCCCACAGTGGGCGTTTGAGCGTAAGGACGCAACTACAAACCGTTGGGTTTGGATGGACTTCAAGGTTTACGTACTGAAGTTTGAGTACTTATCTACCGACTACAAGCAATATGTAGAGCGTACAAATAAGCAGGGGTATGGTAATTATATCCGAAACAATAAGCCGGTAGACGAAAAGAAAAAGAATCCTAACGATACCTATGATGAGGTGTCTTGTAACTATTGGTACGAGGGTTCTTACATTATTTCGGGTACGGGTCAAGACAAAATTTATGAATGGAGAAAGAAGCCAAACCAAATGCAGAAGGGCTTGTCTCCAATGAGTTCGTATGTTATTCATCGTATCAACGGTCAGTCTCCTACACGCAGCGTGAAGGGATTACTTGACGACTTGATGTTTGCGGTATTGAAGTTACGCGCAGCTGTATGGGCGGCTGCTCCAAAAGGATATAGAATCGATGTTGGCGAGGCCGCTAACATTAAAATTGGAGGTGTAGAGTACGACCTGTTCGACCTCATGCACGTTCACCGTCAAAACGGTATTCAGATTGTCGCAACCAAGTTCAACGCGGCAACCGGCAAGTATGTATCTCAGCCATTGGCAGAAATGGATAATGGTCTTGGTCCACAGGGGCAAGAATGGTTATCACAGATTGCCAATATTCAGATGATGATCAAGGATCTCATGGGTATTCCAGATGCAATGGCTGCTAGTCCAGACCAGTCGGCAGAGCGTTTGGTTGGAGTAATGGAGGCTGATTATGTTGCTGGAAACCACGCTAACTGGCCGCTTCGCGAGTCAGAGCGTCAATTCAAACAGAAGCTGGGAGAGCGTTTGATTCACCAGGCGCGTATAGATATTGAATTTGACCCTAAGATTAAAGAGTTTTACGAAAGCATTATTGGTGAAAACATGATCAGCGCTTTGGATGAGATTGAAGGCTTGTCTTTGGATCAGCTTGCGATAACGTGCAAAGTTCTCCCTAATGAAAAGGAGAAGAGCATGATTCTTCAACGCGCCGTTCAAATGTCTCAGATCCCAACTAAAGATGGATATACGATTCTTCGCCCTTCAGGCGTAGAGCGCGTAGCTCAGTTGTTGAAAAACGGAGATGTTGACGAGGCTATTTGGTTTATGGCAATGGAAGAGAATGCTGCGAGGGTACGTGAAGAAGAGTTTAGCCAGATGATGATGCAGCAGACCATTCAAGGTCAGCAGCAATCTGCCTTGGCGACTGAGGAAGCTAAACGCCAAACCGCAATGCAGCTTGCTCAAATAGAAATACAGAAAGAGCGCGAAAAGATGAACATGGAAATAATGAAGCAGCAGCAGCTTGAGAAGTTGAAGGCTGATTCTAATTACCAGATTCAATTGCTCAAGGGTAAACAAGCGATGGAACAAATAAATCTTGAAGCAACTCTTGAGGCACAATACGGAAACGAAATCACAGGTAGAGTATAAAACATATGGAAACGAACGAATTAGAAAATCAAAACGAACAGGTGAACGAACAAGTAAACGATCAAGTAACCGAACAAGTAAACGAACAAGTTAACCAGGAGCCACCGGCGTGGTTTGCTAACTATGGGTACGAGAGCGAGGATTCATTTAAGAGTGAGTTTGAGCAATTGAAGTCATACAAGCAATTAGCAGCCGAGCTTGAGGAAAGAAAAAAGGATATTGAAGAGGGTATTGCCATTCTTCAAGAGGCTGACGATCCGTTTGGCGGAAATGAAGAGGCCCGCAATCTTGTTGCATTTAGCAAAAAGGGATTGAACGCTTCAATTGCAAATCAAATCATTTCTTCTAACGAGGAAAGTTTGATGCAAGATCCATTGAGAGCTTTGATTATTGCCGAGGCTGTTAAGAACCCACATAAGTTCAAGCAGTTGGGTTCTCAGACCATTGAAGAGGCAATTCGAGAAAAGTATAATTTGGGTGAGGGAGAATACTACCCTACAGCCTTGTTGAAATCAGATGCAATCGACGCGATTGAACTGATAAATAAAACAAAGAAAGAAGTTGAGGATGTTAAAAATCCTTTTACATTTGCAAAAGAGCTAAAGAGCCAAACTCAAAAGCAGATTGCGGAAAGACAGACTATAGCACTTGCCGAGGCAGAGACCTACGCCAAGCAGCTAAAGGAGGTCCCCTACAAATTCGGCGATTCGGAAGTTTCGTTACAAGTTTCAAACGAAGAGGTCGATTCGATTTTGAAGTCGCAGTATGCTGGTTATTTAGGTCAAGCCTTTGATACCACCACAAAGGAAGGTAAACAAGCGGTACGTGAGTGGTTAACGAACCAAATCCTCATTCATAAGGTTCAGTCTGGGGATTTAGGAGTTCAAATAGCCAAGTCACTTATGGCTCAAACCGAAAAAAAGGTAGTGCGCGAAGTCTACAATGGTCAGCCTAAAACGCCGAACCGTGTAGGCAAAACGTCTGTCGATCAAAAAGGTCTGACCGCTGCTCAAAGAGATCTCATGGAGCGCGGAATTCCTTTGCCATCACAGACGCTAAAATCATAATTAACCATTAAAAAAATTTAATACAATGGCATTTGTACAGAGTCCCACCATAAATCCGTTGTCGATATCGGCAGCAAATAACGGTGGCATGACATTCGGTGGCATCCAGAATAACTGGGATGCTATCATGGAAGACTTCGATGCGGTAGCATATCTTCCCTTTGGTGATGAGTATTTCGATGCGATGAACCAAATCATGAACGCAGTAGGTAACCGCGAAATCGCGAAGAATCCACGCGTTCGTTGGTTTGAGATGACTCGTATGGAGGCTCCAATTACCGTAACCGCAACAGGTGCGGGTCCTTACACGGTAACCTTGGATCCTGCTAACGTGGTACCTGTTGGCGGTGTTGACTATTCTTGGCCTAACGTCGGTGATATCTGGAAAGACGCAACAACTGGTGCGCTCTACCAAATCACCGCTAAGTCTGCGGCCAATACAGTTACTATGGCTGCATTGATTACTACAGGCGCTGCTGCTCCTGCTGGATTGATGTACTACGTAGGTAACTCAGCTCCTGAAAATGGTGGTGCTTACGCTTCTAAGTTTACATTCGACACGGTTCACACCTCTCCTTTGCAGACTTTCCGTAACGATACTACTTCTAGTTCAGAGGCGCTTTACAACCAACTTTGGTACTCTCAGTTGGAGAATGGTGTTCAGACTCCTTACTCTAACTCACGCGACATCATCTACTTGCAGCGTGAACACCAAGTTGCACTTGTAAACACCTTCTTTGCTGGTGTTCCTTCTAACGCTACTGGTTACAATACAGGTATTACTGCCACTTCATTCCAAACCACTCAAGGTTTGTATGATGCTATTCAGAACAATGGTTCAGGTAATAACGGTGGTTCTAGTACTGTTGTTTCTACAGGTGGTTTGACTGGTCCAAATACTGCTGATTTCTATGAAATGGAAGCTGCTTTGTCTTCACAGGATGGTTCTGTAAAGAACTACATGGTTTGGGCAAGTGGTTATATGCAGTCTTTGCTTGAGCAGAATTTGTTCCAAGGTACTCCAATCGTTAACAACCCACTTCAATTGAACGTACAAGTTAACAAGGTTCAAATGGAGAAGACGTTCTGGGGTGAGGGTGCTTACGCTGACTTGATGAGCAAGACCTTCTCATTCAACAATCTCGTGTTCAACAACAAGAACTTCGGATTTGTTCGTATGGGTATCTTCGATAACCCAACCATGTTTGGTGTTGGATCAAATGGACCTGCTCAAACAGACAACACTTGGAAAAACCTTGCGTTCTTGATTCCATTGAGTACCAATGGAGGTGTTGACGATGGTATTGGCAACATGGGTAAGTATATCCGTCTGTGCCACAAGCCAGGTGCATTCATGAATATGTGGCAAACAGGTGGTCGTGCGGCAGCTAACAAGACTGACGTATGGCAGCTCGGTGTTCACATCGTATCTGAAGTAGCTTACAAGTTTGTAAACGCTAACAAATACGGTTTGTTCACAGCCTAATCTTAGTAAATTCAAAACCGGGAGGAGGAAACTTCTCCCGGTTTTTACACAAACAAAAAATAAAACGATATGTTATTTGATCTAAGCAACAACTCTCCTGTAGATGTTCCAGAATGGGCAGAACAGGAATTGAAAAATGAATTTCCGTATTTTTTTAACGAAAAAAGACCCGTTGTTTTAAGGGTTGCTGACCGTTACAAACTTAAAACATACAAGGTTCCAACAAATAATCCTGATTCAGAACCTGTCTTAATGATCCAGGCTCCTGGAGCATCTTCCATTAAGACAACTGCTAATTTCTACGATAAAGAATCGGAGTCTGAGTACACATTAATGTACACCACAGTTGCTCCGTCGGTAATTAATGGCAACTACAACTACCAAGGCGCAAGACTTCGCATTGGTGATGGGTTTACTATTCAGCCACACCAAAAGGACCTCTTGTTCTACATCCATTATATGTGTCCAATAGTAGATGGCAATCACTCGTTGCACAAGTCTCAAAATGTGAGATACGAATACGAGAAGAAGGATATTGAGGCTAAGAGCAAAATTAGCATGGCAAAAGCCGCTCGTGAGCTTGAGAACCTTATTTATTTCGATACTGATTACAAGACTATTTTGAAAACCATTGATGGTCTTGGCATGGCTCCTCTTCATACTGAAGACGAAACTCGCGTAATGCTGCATGATTCAATCAAGAGGGGAAGCGAAACATTCAAGAAGAACGCTTTTGAAATCCTCAACTCAGCAAAGCCGGTTCAAACCAAGTCAGCGGATGGCGAAACCATCCACGAGTTGGTAAACAGACTTTTGAGTGAAAATTTTATCAAAAATGAGGACGGAATGTGGTATATTCGCGACCGTAGAGGCGATGGAACAAAGTGGTTGAAATCACCATTTTTTGAGTCAACGCAAACCGGTAGCGAAGCTGCATTTGCATTGATTGACCACCTCAAGGTAAATGAAGAATTATTAGGTAAATTAAGAAAACTATAAAAAGATGATTAGCACCGTAACCCTTTCGTTTGATCTAACGGCTTCGCCGCCAACGGGTATAGTAACAGACACAACGGATTATGCTGCATTAGGCATAGACCTTGTCCTCGCTAAAGCTAAGGGGCTGGGTGTAATCTCTTTTAACGGAGATGTAATTGAGAATAAGAATACAATTCTAGATCCGATGATAGATTTTGAAAACTTGGGGAGCAATCCCCAGGTTTTTCTATTTCCATTGGAACTTGATTTGAATGGAAACGTAGCAAACGGTGTGTACACCTTTGAGTACAGCCTTCGACTAAATACAGCATTAACTCCGCTTGACATTGTCACTATTCCAACAGCAAATACTATTATTGCTGATGGAAGCCCGCTTTGGCTTGTCGATTTTTTAGAACCCGGTAACGACATACATCTTGTTTTGGG